TCATTATGGCATATATCTATCAGGCAACCAATAAAGTCAATGGTAAGAAATATATTGGTCAAACAACTTACGATAAGTTGAGAAAAAGAATTTGCACACACTTGCACTATGCCAAGACAAGTGAGAGTAACTTACCATTTCCAAATGCCCTCCGTAAGTATGGTAAGGAGAACTTTGACTGGACAATATTAGAAGAGTGTGATAAAGAAATTAGAGGAGAAAGAGAAGTCTATTGGATAGATAAAGTCAAACCAGAATACAATGCAACCAAAGGTGGAGATGGTGGCACTCTCGGTAATCCCTGTTCGGATGAAACCAGAAAACTTATATCAAAAGGTGTGTCAAAGAAGGTAAAGTGTATTGATACAGAAGAAGTATTTGATAGTCTCCAAGAGGCATCAGAGTGGGCTGGTGTGAGTGTTGGTATGATAAGTTATGCTTGTAGTGGTAAGAGAAAAACTGCTGGTGGTTATAAATGGACACTCTATAGATAAATAACTAAAAAACCATAATGGCAGTTCAAAAACCCATTGCAACGCAACCTGAAAATAGAAACTTTCTTGCACCAACTGGGTTTCGATTTCAAGTCAATCGTGCACCAACTGTATCTTATTTTGGCAACCGTGTCAACATCCCATCAATGACAATGGGTGTTGCCAATTTCAACAATTATTTAAATAACATCCCACTTCCTGGAACTAATATTGATTTTGAAGATCTAACACTTTACTTCTTAGTGGATGAGGATCTTCAGAACTATATGGAAATTCAAACTTGGATTCGTGGAATTGGATTTCCAGAAAGTCTTCAGGAGATTTATCGTTGGCAGAATCAAGATGAAGCAATTATCTCTCAACCTTATGGAACACAATTGAATCTTTATTCAGATGGAACACTGACTATTTTGGATTCACAACAGAAACCAAGTTTCAAAGTGAAGTTTGAGAATCTATTTCCTACCAATCTATCAACTCTTGAATTTGATGCTCAACAAACTGACCTTCAATACTTTACAGCATCAGTCTCTTTCAAGTATACTATCTATCATATAGAACCAATTACAACCTGTTGTTAATGATTGATTTGGAGACCATTCAGAAGATGTGGTCTGAGGATGCAAAGATTGACCCTGATAACTTACACACAGAGTCTCTTAACATCCCAGTTCTTCACTCTAAGTATTTTGATTTGTATAATAATGTTTCTTTGTTGAGAAAGAAAGCTGAACAACAGAGAAAAAACATTCGTCATGAAAGGTATGAATATTTTTCAGGTAAGGCAGACCCTGATGTTTATGTTCAAAATCCCTTTCCTAAAAAGATACGTGATAAAGATACCATGCAAAAATATATGGATGCTGATGAGAAGTTATCCAACGCATCTCTCAAGATTGAATATTATGATACAATGTTGAATTATCTTGAGGAGATTTTGAAAATGATTTCTTCAAGAACTTATCATATCAAAAACGCAATTGATTATCAAAAGTTTGCATCAGGTTTAGGTTAATGGAAGAAAACTACATTCTAGATCTTTCAATTGAGGATGTCCATCTTCTTTATGATTGTGTTGTTAGGAGAATTGAAACCTGGGAAGGTCATCCATCAAGACATCCATCAGAACAAGAACATCTTTATTATTTGAAAGATTGGTTGTATAGATTGATCTTAGAGTATAAGTTTAACAATATGTGATAAATACAACTGGTAAGTCTGGAACCCATGCCCTTCCAAATCACAAAGACAAATCGAATCACCAGTGAGACAACATATTATGTTGATGAAACTCATTGGTCTGGTGATGCAAATGATAGAACCACCTTTGCTACAGAAAATGAAGCTAATACAAAAAACTCTGAATTGAATTCAAAAGGTTTTAGTGGGACTGTTTCTTCCTGTTAATTTACTAATAAATAAGACAGGTGATAACCTTTATGATGAGAAACGACTACTATGTTTATGCATATCTAAGAGAAGATGGTAGTCCTTACTATATTGGTAAAGGAACAGGCCGTCGTGCATACCAAAAGAGTAAAAGGCATTTGGTAAGAAAACCAGAGGATAGAACAAATATTGTTTTTATATCTGAGAACCTTACAGAAGAAGAAGCCCATACAGAAGAAGTAAAACTAATCAAGAAGTATGGTAAGAAGATTGATGGTGGCATACTGGTGAATATATCTGATGGTGGAGAAGGTGGAGGTAGGCCAGCTGGTTGGAACCATACAGAAGAAGCCAGGAAGAAGATGAGTGAGAATAGAAAGGGTAAAGGTGGTGGAGGAAACTTTGTAGGTAGAACTCATACAGAAGAAGCCAGAAAGAGAATGAGTGAGGCCCGTAGGGGGAACCAACATACAAAGGGTAGAGTTATGCCAGAAGAGGAAAAGAGAAGAAAAAGTGAAACCCTAAAAGAGTATTATAGGAAGAGAAGAGAGGCCGGATATAAAAGATAAATAAGACAGGTGATAACCTTTATGAATGGCAGATTTGATTATCCAGAAGGTAAATGAAGTTTACCTGAAGATTGACACAGAACCTCATATTGAACACGAACTTCGAGATAGATTTACCTTTGAGGTAGAATCGGCTAAGTTTATGCCCCAGTATCGGAAAAGAAACTGGAACGGAGAGATTCATCTTTATGATATGCGTACTAAGCGTATCTACTGTGGTTTATTAGATAAAGTTGTTGCATTCTGTGAGAATGCGGGTTACTCATATCAGTTTGAAGATAATAAATTTTATGGGTTACCTTTTGAAGTCAATGAGATGATTTCAAAAGAAGGTGTTAAAGATTATATAAGTTCAATTACACATATCAAACCAAGAGATTATCAAATTGATGCTGTTTATGATGCATTGAGATATAACAGAAAACTTCTTATCTCACCTACAGCATCTGGTAAGTCTTTTATGATTTACTCATTGGTAAGATTCTTTGTTGGAATGAAAAAGAAGATTCTACTTGTGGTTCCAACTACATCACTTGTAGAGCAGATGTATAAAGACTTCATTGAATATGGATGGGATGCAGAGAATCATTGTCATCGCATCTATGCAGGAAGAGATAAAACAAACACCAATGAAGTTACCATTACAACATGGCAATCTGTTTATAAGTTAGAAAAGAGTTTCTTTGAAGATTATGATGTAGTCATGGGTGATGAGGCACACCTTTTTAAAAGTAAGTCTCTCATTACCATTATGAACCACTTACATCATGCTAAGTATAGGTTTGGGTTCACAGGAACTTTAGACGGTACACAGACCCATAAATGGGTGTTAGAAGGGTTGTTTGGACCATCATACAAGGTCACTGGTACTAAGAAGTTAATTGATCAAGGACATCTTGCAACTCTTGACATTCAATGTTTAGTTTTAAAACACAAACCACAAAAGTTTGATTCTTATGAAGATGAGATTCAATTCCTAATTTCAAATGAAAAAAGATCAAAGTTTATTTCTAATCTTGCAATTGATTTGAAAGGAAACACTTTGGTTCTTTATGCAAGAGTGGAAACACATGGGGCCATTCTTTATGAAATGATAAATAGCAATGTAGCATCAAATCGTCAAGTTTTCTTTATTCATGGTGGTGTGGATGCTGAAGATCGAGAACTTGTTAGAAAAATCACTGAAGAACAAGATGATGCAATTATTGTTGCCTCTTATGGCACCTTCAGCACAGGAATTAATATTAAAAACTTACACAATGTAATCTTTGCCTCTCCATCCAAATCTCGTATACGTAACCTTCAGAGTATTGGTAGAGTCCTAAGAAAAGGCAAAAACAAAGTGAAAGCAAAACTTTATGACATTGCTGATGATACAACAATTCGGAGTCATAAAAACTACACTCTGAATCATTTTATTGAAAGAGTTAAGATATACAATCAGGAGCAATTCAATTACGACATTATATCAATTCAGATAAAGGAGTAAACATGGCAATTGAAGATGACTTTTATGCAACAGTAAAGTTTAAGTATAGTGGTGAAGAAGTTTTTGCAAAGGTAGCAGCATCTGAAGAAGAGAATGGAACTGTTCTTCTTCTTTCAAATCCAATTACAGTTGAAGAAATCATTGTAAGAGGAAGACCATATGGTTACAAAATGGAACCTTGGTTAAAGACTTCAAGTGAAGATCTTTTTGTAATTGATATGGATGATGTTCTCACAATGTCTGAATCATCTAATGTAGAGATGATCAGTTACTATCAAGACTTCTGTCGTAAGATAAACAAAGGTTCAACTGAAAGTACTATCTCTCGTGAAATGGGTTACTTAGGAAGTGTAGAGGACACTAAGAAATCCCTTGAGAAGATCTTTAAAAACCCAGTGAATCCAAAGGACCCTTAAAGTACTTTAAGTAGTCCCATTCAAACTCGACAAACCTATTCTAGTCAAAAACAAAACCTAGTGACAAGTCCTGAAAAAATGTTATAATAAATTCATGAATAAAAAGGTTTTATGTCAACACAAACTTATGGTGTAATGAAGAAAGTAAGGAATAAAGAACACTATGTGAATAACAAAGATTTTCTTGATGCTTTGATGAATTATTTTGCTGAAGTTGAAAGAGCAAAGTTGAATGATAAACCCAAACCACAGATTCCAACTTACATTGGTGACTGCTTTCTAAAGATGGCTAATCATCTTTCTTATAAACCAAACTTTGTCAATTACATGTTTCGTGAAGACATGATTTCTGATGGAATTGAGAATTGTGTTCGCTACATTCATAATTTCAATCCAGAGAAGTCAAAGAATCCTTTTGCTTACTTTACTCAAATCATTTACTTTGCTTTCCTGAGACGCATCTCCATGGAGAAGAAACAGTTGGAGATTAAGAATAAGATTTTGGAAAGAACAGACTTTGATGAAGTCTTTGATGCAAATGATCTTGACAGTCAGAACTATTCAGACTACAATTCCATCAAAGATGCAGTGCATTCAAAACTTCGTTATAATAACTGATGAAAGTTGCCGTTATAACTGACACTCATTACGGCTGTCGTAAAGGGTCCAAACTATTTCATGATTACTTTGAACAGTTTTATAAGAATGTTTTCTTTCCAACTTTAGATGAAGAAGAAATCACCACGGTAATTCACATGGGTGATGCATTTGATAGTCGTCGTGGAATTGAATTCAAATCTTTGGATTGGGCAAAGAGAGTTGTGTTTGATCCTCTCAAAGAAAGAGGAATCACAATGCATCTGATGGTAGGTAATCATGATGCCTATTATAAGAACACCAACTCCATCAATGCAGTTGATCTTCTCTTGAAAGAATATGATAATGTTAAGGTTTATTCTTCTTGTACAGAATCATCTATCGATGATCTCAAGGTTCTGTTCGTTCCTTGGATCAATGAAGAGAATCATTCTGAGACTGTGGACATCATTCAAAAAACTGATGCAACAGTTGCCATGGGTCACCTTGAACTCAACGGGTTCAAAGTCAACCGTCAAATTGTTATGGACCATGGAACAGAATCTGAAATCTTTGACAAGTTTTCGCGTGTCTACTCTGGACACTATCACACTCGATCCAACAACGGAAAGGTCTTCTATCTCGGCAATCCTTACGAAATGTTCTGGACGGATGTCAACGACTCCAGAGGTTTCACTCTACTGGATACTTCAACACTAGAACACACTTATGTTGATAATCCTTATCAACTGTTTCATAACATTTACTATGATGACACTGATCATCAAATGTTTGATGCTCGTAACTTTGAAAATAAGATTGTTAAAGTAATTGTCAAAAAGAAATCAGATAAGGTAAAGTTTGAAAAGTTTATTGACAAACTTTATGATGTTGGTGTTGCAGATCTTAAAATTGTAGAGAACTATGATTTTAGTGGTTGGTATGACAAAGAAGAACAAGACTATGAAGTTGAAGATACAATGACAATTCTGGATCGTTATATTGAAGAGACAGAAACTGAACTTGATAAATCCTTATTGAAATCAACGATCCGTGAGATCTATCAAGAAGCGTGTGAGATGACCTGATGTATATTATTACAATTGAAGGAAAGGAAAGAGAAGGTGCGTATTCAGTCATTGATGAAGATGGAGAACAAGTTCTTTACATCTTTGAAAATGAAGATGATGCAACTCGTTATTCTCTTCAATTGGAATCTCTTGATTATCCAACAATGAAAGTTCTGGAGATTGATGATGAGATCATGATCAAAACTTGTGAAATTCATGACCATCGATATTTTATTATTACACCCAATGATGTTGTGATTCCCCCTGATAACGCACATGATTTTATTTGAAAAGATCCGCTGGAAAAATCTATTATCTACTGGTAATCACTTCACAGAGGTGGATCTCAATAAACACTCAACTACTTTGATTGTGGGAACTAATGGTGCTGGTAAATCCACAATTCTGGATGCACTATGTTTTGTTTTGTATGGCAAAAGTTTTAGGAAAATCAGGAAGGAGCAACTCATCAACACCACCAATGAGAAGGGAACATTGGTTGAGATTGAGTTCAGTGTAAATGGTGTTGATTGGAAAGTCGAAAGAGGAATCAAACCTAACATCTTTAAAATCTCTAGAAATGGTGAAGAGTTAGATCAATCACACTCTGCTGTAGATCAACAGAAGTGGTTGGAACAAACTGTTCTGAAGATGAATTATAAAAGTTTTACTCAAATCGTGATTCTTGGTTCAAGTTCTTTTGTTCCATTCATGCAACTTCCTTGTAATTCAAGAAGAGAAGTTGTGGAAGATCTTTTGGACATTAAGATCTTTTCTTCCATGAATGTTCTCATCAAAGAAAAGATTAGATCTATCAAACAAGAGATCAACACACTAGATCTGAGAAAAGAATCTCTCAAAGATAAAGTTCAAATGCAAAAAAACTTTATTGAACAACTGGACAATAAAAGTCAAGAAGACATCAGTTTGTGTGAACATAAAATCAATGTTCTTTTGACTGAAGAGAATGAGAAGTTGAATGATAATGAGAAACTTAATTCAGAGGTTTTGACTCTTCAAGAAGACATTAAGAATTTTGAAGGATCCTCAAAAAGACTCAGAGAGTATGGTAACATAAAAGGGAAGTTGACTCAGAAGATTTCCACTCATGCAGAGGAACACAAATTCTTTTCAGAGAATTCGGTTTGTCCTACATGTGAACAAAACATTGAAGAGTCATTTCGTGTAAATAGAATTAGGGACTCTCAAGATAGAGCAGAAGAGCTACGAAAGGGTTATGAAGAACTCCTTTCGGCAATTAAAGAAGAAGAGTTGAGAGAGTCCACTTTTTCCAAATTATCAACAGACCTTTCCGAACTACTGAATGGTATTTCTACAAACAATAATCAAATCTCTAATTGTCAGAGACAGATTAAACAACTGGAATCAGAAATTCAAACACTTACCACACAACTTGCAGATAGAAATTCTGAGCACAGTAAGTTAGACCAGTTTAGAGAGAGTCTTCAAGAAACGTTTCAAGAACTCGGAAATAAAAAAGAAAACGTTTCTTACTATGACTTTACCTACAATCTCTTGAAAGATGGAGGTGTTAAGACTAAAATCATTCGTAAGTACTTGCCACTGATTAATCAGTCAGTCAATAAGTACTTACAGATGATGGATTTTTACATCAATTTTACTCTTGACTCTGAATTCAATGAGAGTATAGAATCACCTATACATGAAGATTTTTCTTATAGTAGTTTCTCAGAAGGTGAGAAATCTCGAATAGACCTTTCGTTAATTCTCACATGGAGAGAGGTTTCTCGATTTAAGAATAGTGTAAATACAAACTTGATGATACTTGATGAAGTTTTTGATTCTTCTCTTGACAACTTCGGAAGTGAAGAATTGTTAAAGATTTTGAGATACAAATTACCGAATACTAATGTTATGGTGATTTCTCACAAAGAGGGGTTAGAAGACAAATTTGATCGAGTATTACAATTTGAGAAGGTGAAAGGATTTTCTCATATCAAACCTACTAAATAGGTTAGATTAGATG